TCCACTCTACGCTACCGTTCTTCATGGACGGATTGCAACTCTAGGGCCTATTGTACCCGGGATGGGGTCACTAATCCTTTGGCATACGATGTTTATAACTTCGATTATGCCGGGTCGTGGCCTCTTTACTGGACCGATAGTAAACCCAGAGTTGATCTTCGTCATGGAGTTGGCAGCGAGATTTATGACTCTGTCTCTCCAAAGCAGACACTGCGTGTTTTTAATGAATGTGATCACGCGCATGGTACAGCGTCCATTTTCAATGGACACTATCGCTATACCGCCAATCGTGGCGGTGGCGTCCAGCGTGTTAATGACATTTATATCAAAACAGCAGCGCACGTGGTTCACCCAGAACCGCCTTCTGTTCCGTGGGGTGACTTAGTCACTGAGCTTGGACAACTTGTAAGAGATCGGTTGGGAAGTGGCTACCTTCTCGGTGCCACTGTTAAGGAATTAGGCGAGACCATTGAAATGGTTCGCAATCCCTTCAATCTCTTGCGGCATGACTGGAGACATATCGTCGGTAATCTGACGGCTAAGTCTCTAGCCCAATCTTCAGCTAATATTTGGCTGGAGTACCAATACGGCTGGAAAGCTGGGTTGTATGATCTCAAATGCTTTTGTAAAGCTATGGCTCGTACAACCAACGCTTTCAGCAATTGGTCCGCGTCGCAAGCTCGCGAGTCCCGTTTCTCTAAGGGGACTCAGCTCACGGTGGGCCCGCTCTATAATGGGAGTTGGGTTTATCCGGGAGCCCAAGAGGACTCATGGATGTTGGCCAACTGGGGCCTTTGCTCCAGCCAGTTACACGGCTGGGGCGGGGTCAAGTTTGGTCCATGCTTGGTGCAAGCTCATGTTGGTTGTAAAAGAGCTATGGAGGCCGATACGGTAACGAATCGGCTAACCTACGCTCTTACCCAACTGGGATGCACCTCATCCGAACTATTGCCGACACTCTGGGAAGTGCTTCCTTACAGCTTCGTTGTTGATTGGTTTGTCAACATCGGTAGCTTATTGAAGCTTCCGGAGTCCTTGGCAATCTTGGGGTCTGCTCGGTGTAGGGAACTTGGTTATTCCTTCAAGTTCCATATGCCTTACACGACCAAGTATTGGCCGTATGCATACTTTTGTGAGAGTACCGTTGAGGCTGATACTCGGCAAGTTGTTACCGCCGAGTCCAGCTCAGGTGATCTCACTTGGTATAAGCGTCAGATTGGTCTTCCACAGATCAGTCTTGCAGACTTCTGCAGTTTCGACCTCTCTGCAACCCACTTGGTGTCGGGTACTGGATTAATCCTCCAGCGTATCCTACACTAAACCACCCACCATAGAAGGAGACGGTCAGATGGCTTCGGCTTCTATCGCCCCTTACAAGAATAACACTACCGCGGTGACCTTTAATCTGGCCACCCAGAGTGTTGATGGCGCTACGTTTATCGTAGCGGGCAGACCTATTGCGACCCCTTACTCCATTACCGTTCAACGCAAGTTAACGGCAAGTGGAGCGACGGGTAATGACCGTGTCGTTGTTACCGTGCGTCGCACGGAAACCAACGTTACCACGGGCAAACTCGCAACTGCGTCCGTACAAGTCTCATTGTCCATTCCTAAGGATCAATCGATCCTTACGGAAGCGGTGATGAAAGAACTTGTAGGCATTTCGGCGTCTGTCTTGAATGACTACGCCGCAAATGCCGCCACGACGACCAATGCCGGAAAACTTATTGAAGGATGTGATCTGTGAGGAATCTCATTAAACAAGCCTTAATGAAGCTTGCTGAGATGATCATAGATTTTGTCTTAGATAAGTTTCTTCCTGCGCAATGATCGCCTCTTGGTCCTGCAATAGGACTACATAGTTTGCCCCCATTGTGGGGTGTATCTAAGTAGAACACCCCACTGGTGGTTTCACTATGTGGGGCATAGAGTTCCAAACATCTGGCCGAAAGGAAACATTATGGAAACATTACTGTCTCCAAAGTCTCCAGCTATAGTCTGGACGACCTTCTATGCTGCTTTTTTGAGGGACATCTCTAAGGATCTCCCCGATAGTCAAAGTGATGTGGATTCGTCAGAGCTTTCTTGCCTTAATCGGCGCTTTGGCGAAAAACTCTACTACCAGCTTTTCCCGCAACTGGGAAAGTTGCTAGACATGTCACTCTCCTCTAATACCTGGCTCGAGTTGCCAGTGTGGATGCGTCCCTATCGGGATACGGATGGCTACCCTCGTCTTCTTAATCGATTCTGGCGTACAGCTTTTGTTAGCTGTCGTCGGATCGTTTTCGGAGAGATGGTAGATTCCTTGCTTCCACGTTTGGATGTCCGTGACATCGGTCTTACCTCAAAGATCGAGGCTGCGGCTTATGCCGTATACGTTCTTAGACAGGCTTTCCTTGCCTTTTCTAAGATCGAGGACATTGAACCTGATGTTGATTCTGAACGAGAACTCACTGAGTTTGTCGACAGAATCACGCAGGTACCACAGATTACTGACTTCTCGGTAATTCCGGAAGCTGCTGGTCTTATCCGGCTTGTAGTCTGCCATGAAGAGGAGCTGTTTGGCAATGGTTCCCCTGACTCTTTGGCTGCGTGCCTTGAGCAGTGGGAATCTGACCCGTTTGGCTTACATGGGCCAGGCGCGGTTGCCAACGGTGAGGTCGGCCGCCAAAAATGGGATTTCCAACCTTTTGAAGGGTTGGACGAGAAAGTATATCAATATTTTCTCGTTGATCCTCACTCATCCGACGACTTTGTTGTCGATTGGGTTAGTGATGATCAGGCCGTGCGTGATGACCTGCAAAGAGTCGTCAATCGCATGGCAGTATTAGCTATTGTCCCGAAGGACTTTAGGGGCCATAGACTAATATGCATTGAGCCGAAGGAGCTTCAGTTTGCTCAACAGGGCTTAATGCGGGTGCTATATCAGCACCTTGAGTCCCATTTTTTGACGCGAAAAGCAATTCGATTTTCCACCCAGAAGCCGTCCCAGGATATGTGTAGCGACATTGGTTTCGCTACACTTGATCTTAAGGACGCTTCAGATCGGTTGTCGATTGCTCTTTCGAGGCTCCTTTTTCCGAGCCGCTTCTTCCGTCTTATGACACGGTATCGTAGCAATTCAATTTGGCTCCCGGACGGTCGTATTGTCCGCTCGAGGGCTTTAGCTACGATGGGGTCTGCGTTGTGCTTTCCCCTTGAGACACTGTCCTTTTGGGCAATATCTCTAGCTGCGATGCTTAAGTGCGATGGTCATTCATATAGTGACCTCCGCGATCCTATTTTATGTATGAAACTTATGCGCCGCTATCGTCTTCGTGTTTTTGGAGACGATATTATTGTTCCGCGTCGTTACGCGAACTGCGTGTCTAAGGCGTTAGAAGGTGTCGGTCTTATCATCAATAAGGGTAAAACCTGTATTGATGGTCTCGCAAGAGAATCTTGCGGGGCATGGCGCTATGGAGGCAGGGATGTCTCCATCGTGCGTTTTAAGACCTCAGAGATGTCGAGTTTTCCGTCTTGGCTTGGGCTTGCAGAAAATTGCAAGGCCTTCAGTGCGGCTGGGTTACACCACACTGCTCAAGCCATTCTTGAGCTCTGCTCTACTAAGTGCCCACTACCCAGTGGTGCATCCGGTCTACCAGACCGGCGTGTACAACTTGGCCTACGCTGGCTTCCAGCCAGTCGTGCTAATTTGTGGACGTCTAGTCGGGCTTACCGTTGGAATAAGGATCTCCAACGTGTTGAGTTCAGGATGCCTACTGCTACTTCTAGCAGTAAGTTGACGGACCTTCCTGACGGATATGGGCTTTACGCCTATTTCGTCGGCAAATCCGCTACTCAAAGCCCGATGCGCCTGGGCGACGTCATGGTCGAATGGCGCTGGGTGGCTCTCACGTAATAGTGAGATGCCATGGGGGACCCTCCTTTGCAGGGGGTGGCGTTAGCTGGC